TGATATGGCTCCTGAAGGCATACACTTATCTCACCTGCTTCGCTGGTTCGATCGCTACAAATGTTATGTTGAAACCAAGGGCGGCCAATCACCGTTGTTCGCGCGCAAAATTATTGTCACATCGAATTTTCATCCAACCAATTGTTTTGTTGGTTCTCCATTGGACAGTATAAAAGCGTTGCTCAGGCGTATTGAAGTTATACATTTCATTGACAAGTGGCAGCCACCGCAAGATGAAGCGCAAGTACCTGAACGCCCGAGGCCCGATGGCCAAGAAGTCGAAGACAATTCCTCGTCGCCGAACCAAGACACGTCGTAGTAGGAATACACGCCCTAGTACTTTGACCAATCAGTTTGATTATAAAAATACTCATTATAAGTCACGTAAGAGATTGTCGAGTCTTGATAAGAAGATTTATCGCATTTCACATGGTACTAATGGTACAAGGCAGCGTACGTTTGCTTCTCGTATTAATGCTACTACTGGTGCTCCTAATCAACAGATTGTTGTTGGTACAAGTCTATCTGGTTACAGTCTTGCTGCAACTCCTTTCGGTGATATGTCTAGGATCCTCACTTCTGAGGGCCTGACTGCAGGAAGTGATACTAATATTTATTTACGCACTTCTCACATTACTATCAATATGCGTAATGGTACCGGTGGAACTACACCTCGTGAACAGGTACATACTATATATAAGATGCGTGCTTTCAAACGTTTTGCAGGTGCTACTGAGACCAATATTAGCAGTATATTCCAATCTGCTACAGCTATTGGACCTTTGTCCACTGCAAGTCATTGGACCCCGTTTATGCCTGTCGATAAGCTTGCGCAGTATGGAATATCTATTGTTGATGTAACTAGGTACACTATTAACCCTACTGAGTTTATCACGTATCAAGACAAGGTGTATTATGGTAGTAAGAAAATACCCACTGAGTTGAATAATGGTCAGGGTGATAACGAACCCGGATTAACTTATCATTATCTTGTAGTTGTTCAGGATACCGTTGGTGATACAGCTGCATTTAATCTTGCCACTAATATTGAGTTTGTCAAGAAGTATACCTATCAGATTGAAGGAGTTCATGATGCTGATTCATCTGTGACGTATCTGTAGGAACTACCAATTAGAAATTAGACACTAGAATAAAATATCATATTTAAATACACGTCATCACTATCAGCCCCTCTAGAAACACCCACACCCCTATCATACTAAAGAATCCGCGCGATGAATTCCGGGCCTGTGGCCCGGGAGAACGCGCGCAGGGCCCCGCAGGGATTAGCGCGTCAGCGCGGCCGTAAACCTATATAAGCAAAAGGGAGGAGCTTGCTCCCTAGTATTACCCCTTTTGCCCTACACGCAGCACTACACGCCGAGAATGTCCATTACCGGAGCCGCTAAACGCTACTGTTTTACTATCAACAATTATGGCTCTGAGGATGAAGCTAGGCTCACATGGATGGGAGAAGCTACCGCCGAGGACAGCCTCATCAAGTACCTCATCTATGGAAGAGAAGTTGCAGAAACTGGAACAAGACACTTACAAGGATTTGTCGAATTTGCAAAGCCAAAGCGATTCCCTCAAGTCAAGGTTCTTGTCGGTGCAGGAGCACATATCGAAAAAGCGAAGGGAAGCCCAGGAAGTAACCGCGCTTATTGTAGCAAGGAAGGTGATTTCAAAGAGTTCGGTGAGGTCCCTGCCGATGCCACCAACACCACCAAGCTTACAGATGCCATTGCCGATGCCGTCATCGCCGACATACGAGCAAATAGAGTCACTGCTGCCGCCGAACACTTGGGATCCTCTCATTGGCTCCGCAATGCTACCAAGTTTATCCAGAACGCCCTCGTTGGAGTGGAACCCGTTGACAGACCCGATATATCAGTCAGGTGGTATTATGGACTTCCTGGATATGGAAAGTCTAGACGAGCTCATTATGAATTGAATGACCCGTACATGAAGGACCCCAGGACCAAGTGGTGGCATGGATACATGTTGCAGACAGAAGTAATTATGGATGATATGGCTCCTGAAGGCATACACTTATCTCACCTGCTTCGCTGGTTCGATCGCTACAAATGTTATGTTGAAACCAAGGGCGGCCAATCACCGTTGTTCGCGCGCAAAATTATTGTCACATCGAAT